ACCGATATTGGTATTAACGCGGTATTGCAAGGTGTTCTAAACTCTGCTGGTGAACTTATTGGTGTAGATATTGCCAATGCAGGTACTCAGTATTCTGTAGAAAACCCTCCTAGAGTTGCAGTCATTCAACCAACTGGTGCTCAAATTCTAGATGTTGAGGTTGATAGTTTCGGTCGTGTTATCAATATCGATCTATTGGATGGTGGTACTGGTTATGAGGATATTCCTAGTGTTTATATTGTAGACGATAGAAAAGACAATATTGGAAATCCTATTGGAGGATCGGGTGCTACAGCAGTGGCAACTGTATTCAATGGTCAAATTATTGATATTAACATCACAGATTTTGGAACGGGTTATTCATCGGTAAATCCACCTAAAGTCTTTATCTCAGTACCTGTTGGAGCAAAAGCATCTGCAATTGTTGGTGATGGAGAAATTACAGGATTTAAGATTGTCAGTCCTGGTCGTGGATACCAAAAATCCCAGTTCTTGAACTGTAGTAGAGGTGTTAGCGGTATTACTGGTTATACTGAAGATAATAGTGCTGTATTTTCAACTGAAAACCAATCTGTTGCTTCTGATCATACTTCTGGTGTATCTGTAAGTAGTTTAGACTCCGTATTTCTTAAAACACTTCTAAGAAGAATTGCAAATCAGTATATGCCTGGTTTGCCAGATATTGACTTTAATAATATTAATATTGCTAACGTACTTTCAACAGCAAAAGATTTTTATGCATCTAAAGGCACGCAATTTGCTGTCAAGTATCTATTCAATCTACTATATTCTGCTGCGGTTGAAATCTCATATCCAAAAGATCAACTCATCAAACCATCTGCTGCAAGTTGGTCTGTAGACACCGTACTCAGAGCGAGACTAGTTTCTGGAGATCCTAGAGATCTATCAAATGGTCTTCTGGAGCAAGTAGAGAGTGATATTGACACTAATGTCAAATCTGCCGAAGCACTGATTGAAAACTATATCGCAATCCAAACTCCAAGATTTGATGTTTACGAACTAACACTATCTGAAGAGTCTATTGTTGGCGAGTTTACGATTCCATATAAAACTAAACTTGCAGAACCTCTTGGTCCAAACGACATCATTATTACCGTTGACTCAACTATTGGTTGGCCAGAAAGAAACGGTGAGGTCATTGTTGGTAATGAACTCATCCGTTATAAGGAAAAGTCTCTAACTCAATTTATTGAATGTACTAGAGGTATCAATCTAGGTGGTGTTGGAGGAGAGTGGGATCCTGCAACTGTTTGCGAATCAAACTTCTTTGTCTATGTTAACAAGGACACTGCCGATGAAGTTGTATTGTCTGTATTGGGTATTGTTGAGGCAAACAAGACCGTATTAACAGATGATGGTAGATATTATCTACCTGGCGATAAACTTACGATTGCAAAACTAGGTTCTACAGAAGATACTCGTCTTCTTGATAGTTGGTTGTATAACGTTAAGAAACTACTGCAAGTTTCTACGGTAAACTTTGGTGGTGATTCAAATAGAACAGAAACTATCGAGACCGAAGATCCTCATGGTCTACTTGTCGGGGATCAAGTTACTGTATACGGTGCAAACCCAATCGTTTATAACGGTTCGTTCCTTGTTACTTCAATTCCTACTAGAAGAACATTTACATACGAACTACCTGCTCCTGCAAACATTGTTCCTCAGGGCAATATTCTAATTTCAATTGACCTTAACAAAGGAAAGAGTGACACAACATCAATCAACGCATCAATCAGCAGATTCGCTTCCAACGTCCAGAATACCTTTTTCAATACGGATTATGTATATGTTGCCTCCTCTGGTATTCCTAATTACAAAATTGGGCCTTTCGTTGGGACCGCGCTACTTCCAGGAAACCAAAGAAAACTTAACAGATACCCAAAAGTCCCTGCTACGATCTCACTAAAAGAAGCAACTAAACCAGGTCCAATTGGTTCATTTGTTAATGGTGTCAGTATTTGGAACTATAAGTCTTCAAATAAACTATCATATGGTCCTCTAACCAGCATTGACATTACTAATGGCGGTACGGGGTATGATGCCGTTGTACCTCCATCCCTAACAATTAGTGGTGGCGGTGGTACTGGTGCAACTGCAAGAGCAGTTGTTAATGGTTCAATTGTAGATATTGAGGTTACTGCTGGTGGTTCTGGATACAAGACATCTCCTCTAGTCTCAATTTCAGGTGGTGGTGGCGATGGTGCTACTGCTACTGCAATCATTACCAACGGAGTTGTTTCAAGAATTCTTGTTAAGACTTCTGGTACTGGTTTTACATCAAATCCAACGGTGAACATTGTTGGTGGTGGCGGGGTTGGTGCAACTGCCAAAGCAGTTGTCCGAGGCGCAATTAATAGTGTTGTAATCACTAATTCTGGTGAAGATTACACTTCTTCTCCAACTATCACATTAAGTAGCGGTAATGGTGCTGCTGCTGAAGCATATGTCAGCAATGGCAGAATTTCAAACATTGCAGTTATTGCTTCTGGTGCTGGTTATACAACTGCACCAGAAGTAGAAATTATTGGCGATGGTTTCGGTGCAATTGCAAAGGCAACCATTTCTACTGAAGGTGTTGATTCTGGTAGGGTTACTGGGATCACCATTCTTAATAGAGGTATTGGATACGGTTCTAATAATACACAAATTCGCCTCGTATCTGTTGGTGAAGGTGCAAGTTTCTCCGCAAATATTTTCCAGTGGACATACAACCTACAGGAAAACACGAATTTTGATTATGCTCAAGGTTCTATCTTTGAAGGTTTCAATAAACAGTTTGGTGGTGAATACGCACACATTTCAAACCCAACTCAACTAAGATTTGTTCTAGGTGATAACCTAGAAGTCATGAGTGGGTCTCTTATGGAGAAAGTTGATGGTCTTCAGCATTCTCCTATTATTGGTTGGGCATTTGATGGTAATCCCATCTATGGTCCATATGGTTTGACTGACCCAACTAATATTAATAGTGAAATTGGTCAAATTAAGAGCGGTTATGCATTAAAGTCTAATCTTGTTTATGATGAGGTCACCAATCCTAACCCTGTTCGTACTCAGGGTCCTCTTCTTTCTCAATATCCTGCTGGTGAATTTATTGAAGACTATGAATTCACATTCCAGAGTGAGTCGATCTTCTTAGATCAATATAATGGTCGTTTTACAAAAACTCCTGAGTATCCAGATGGTACTTATGCATATTTTGTAAGTATTGATGCTGCTGGCAATGCATCATTCCCATACATCATTGGACCAGACTTCTACTCTGTTCCCGATAAGTGGAATCTAGATCAGTTTGCTGTTCAGTCAAATATTCCTACAGGTATTGTTAGATATAGAGATCCTTTCGAGAATGTTGACGTTGACATTGAAAGAGCAGCAAATGAACAAACAAATGCAATTACTCTAGAAGATGGCAATTTCCTACTCTTCGAGGTAGAAGATGAGAACAAAGATGGTATTATCAGTCAAGACGAGATTGATGACCCCAACATCATGTTTGAAGAGAACAAACTACAAATCTTTGATTACTTTCCCAAGATTGACGTTGCATCTAAAGTTGACATTGAAGTTTCTACTACAACCAAGTTTGAAGATGCAAAAGTTAGCGGTTTCTTGATTGAAAACCCAGGTATCAACTATCAGGTTGGTGATGTTCTTGTATTTGATGATACTAATACTGCTGGATATGGTGCATCTGGTCAAGTTTCTAGAATTGAAGGTAATGATGTATCCTCTTACACTTACGAATATAGTCCTGCAACCGATTCTTATAAGGGTGTAATTACAACTACGGGAGCACACAACCTTGAAGTTGGTGATACTGTCTTTATTGACACCACTCCTCAGATGGAGCCTACCAGCAAGACCATCAACATGATTACAATTTCAGGTCTTGAGCAAGTTCATGTTGATAGAACTGGTATTGGTTATAACGATGATGTTCCTCCAGTTATTGAGATTGAGACAACAGAAGGTAGTGGAGCAGTAGTTTCCACTACACCTACTACAACTGGTGTTATTGATAGAGTTAATATTCTAAACTCTGGTTCTGGATATTCTTCTGAGAATCCTCCTAGAATCAGAATTACACCTCCTCAGGTTCAGGCAAGATCAAACTACTATGGAACACTAGTCGTTAATGGCGAAAGTCTTACTATCACTAAAATCCTTAGCGAAAGTAAAAATGTTTATGCAGTTGGTAAGTCTGTAGATTCTTCTGGAAACACTCATGCTGTTGTCATGAAGTTTAACTCAGAAGGTTTCTTGATTTGGTCCAAATCTTTGAGTCAGACAGTCCCTTCTCTACAGACAAAATCTGTTGAGTTTATTTCACTAACCAAGGTTCAGGGCAACATTTATGTTCTAGGTAATACGAATCCAAATGAAACTCTAACAGCAGCATTTAATCCTGACATTATTCTTGCCAAATGGGAAGAAAATGCTACAGGAACTGATGCAACTTTCAGATGGCAAAGAGGTTTTGCTGGTATCTCTGGTGTTAGCAGACAAGATTATGGAACCGATGTTGCAGTGTTTGGTGAGGGAGTTGTAATCTCTGGTTATACAAGCACCAACTCAGGGCATACATATGACGCAATGTTGATGTATGTTGATAAAGATGGTCTAACAATTACTAGAAGAAAGGTAACTTCACTATCAACTCAAGATCAGTTCTTCCAGATCAAAGTTGGATCAGACAATGGTGTTTATTTGATTGGTAAGGCACTGACCAATATTCTCGTTGCAAAAGCAGAATTTATTGGTAATAGATTTACTATCAACTGGTCTAAGACAATTGCGTTCCCTGGTCTTGATCTAGAAGACATGTCTGCAGTCATCGATGAATACGATGAAATGTACATTGTTGGTACATACCATGAAACCACTGGAAATACTAGAAATAAAATTGCAGTTGTCAAGATTGACTCTTCAGCAACAGTTAAGTTCTACAAGTCATATACTTTCCCCAATACCACTTCTGTTAAGTCCATTCCCGTTAACTATGATCAATTTGATGTACTGAACGTTGGTGTATCTGCAATCACTTCTACTGGAGATAAGATCTCATATTTTGCTAAACTGAAGTATGACGGTTCTGTGGTCCAGGTTAACAAACTAATGTCTGACAGTGATGAAGAAGGTATTGAGAATACTGCAGTATTCAGTGATGTTTCTGGAGATCCAGTTATTGCTGCTCAAGTACATCCTAACAGAACTCAATTCTTGTTCAACGCAGAATCTGCATATACAGATGCAGTTGGCAGAGCAGCAGACCTCACTACAAGTGGAACTGTCAACCTTGAGGTTGATGCTAAGTTTGGTTCTGGTTCTTATGAGATCACCCAGGATGCAAAAATTAGTGCTACTGGTCTAACTCTAGATTCTACTGTCTTTACAGTTGAGCAATGGATTAAGATGAGTAGTGCTCCTACTACTGGTGAACCTATTCTCATCCATGCATTTGATGCATCAACTGGGGTCAAGGTCGTACTTCGTGCAGACAGTCTTGACACTGGAAACTACGGTAAACTACGTCTTTCCAACAATACTGGATCTATCACTGATGATACAACGGCACAGACCTTCATTACTGATCTAACTTCTGGTTGGGTACATATTGCTCTAACCAAGTCCGTTTCTGCTGGTGTTAATACTTACAAAGTGTTCTGGAATGGAACTGAGGCAGCAACTATTGATGAGATTGCTGATAACATGAATCCCACAACTATGGATTGGGGTTCTACTACAACTGCCAACTCGCATCCAATGCAGGTTGATGATATTAGATATAGTGATTACCTCGTCTATAGTGATACATTCACTGCACCTACCGTAGCACAAACCATTTATGACTTTGAACTTGGTGGTTCTCTACTTGTTAAATTTGACAAGAATGCAGATGCTGTAAGAATTGGTGATATTGCACTTTCTAACTCTAACATCACCCTAAACAGAACTCTATCATCAGCAACTGTCGCAGACCTAAGTTCTACTAATGGTACATATACACTAGCAGGTGATGGTTTCCAAGTTTTGGATTACTCTGATCTGCCAACTGTACTTACTCAAGACTCACAATCACCAACGTTTACTACAAATACTTGGTCAACCAGAACTGCTACCATTCCTTCACCTGGTGGTAGAAAACCACTATTTAATGCAAAGGCATTTGATAAGTTCTTCTTCAAGGTATTTACTACTAGCAAAGTTGATAATGTATACGAGTTTACTCTTAATCAGTCATTTAAGTTTAATCTTGGTACGACTCTAACTCAAGTAAATTCTGTTGGAGGAACGGTAGCATCTGCTAAAGTTATGAGACTTGGTTCTGACAACAAGATTTACCTATCTTCAATTGTTGGCACTTGGGCAAATGATACTCATGAAATTAGATCTTCTGATAGTGTTGTAAATGACATTGAAGATTACCTATTTGCAAGCGTAGTTAACACCACTCCTGGTACATTTGTAATTGATTTGACAAATTACAATGCTCCTGCAGGAGGAACTAATAATCTTGATGAGTTTGCTAAGTTCAAACCATATAGTGAAGATGACTATCTTGTAAGAATTGATGAAATTATTGCAGGATCAGAATTCTCTAGGGGTTCTGTCTATGCTCTAGGTTCATCTTACTTCTCATTCAACTCAGATTACACTGAGTTGACCATTAGTGGTCTAGCATCGGTAACTCAGATTTCTGTCACTGCAAATCTAGAAAAGATTCTACAACCAACTGCTCAGGCACTGACAAATCAACTCTATGTTTCTACTGCAACTTCTCACTATCTAAATGCTGGTGATGTTATCAGTATTGACAATAGCGTTAACTATGCTCAGGCAGAAGGAACATATGCAGTTGAAACAATTCTGAATCAGAGAGAGTTCTTATACAATGCTGACAGCACTCCTGGTGCAGCAATTGCCTCAGGAACAACATTCACGACATATGTGAAGCATCCTATCTTCAAGTTTATTACTGGTCAGCAATATACATTCGACCTATCAAATTCTTCAAACTACGGTCATTATCTATCTTTCTACGAAGATAACCTTAATAGAATTGAGTATACCTTCAAAAACATTGTTAGAAGAGGTACTCCTGGTCTTGATGAACCAGGCAACTCTCCATACATCTCATTTAAGGTGACCGATGATGTTGAGAACATTTCTTACTATGCAGACCCATCAAGACTAACTGAGAACAAACCTGTTGGTGAGAACTCTTACATCGACGTTGTTCAGAGTCCTTATATTGGCGAATTTGTAATCTCTGACCTAGAAGGGGCAACAATCACCTCTGGTGCCAATGTATTTAAGTTCCCAATCCAATTTGATCCTGAAAAAGCAGCAATTGCATCCTCTACTGACTACACAACTTCTTCACCTAAGGCAGTTGGTCCTATTGCACAAGCAAGACTGGTTAGTGGCGGTGGTTTCTATGAAAAACTACCAATTATCGATACAATTCAGTCTGCTAGAAAAATTGAGAGAGTTGAAATTGTAAGTCCTGGTACTGAATATGCAGCAGGTGAATATTTCAGTGTTCCTATTGATGGAGACGGTACTGGCGGTAAGGTTTCTATTCGTGTTGATGGAACTACAGATCCTGCAGGTCAAATTGTCGAGGTTACTGTCACAGATCCTGGTAAGGGATATACCACTGCATCTATTGACGTGGATGCTATTGATGGAATCTTAGGACCCACACTTGCAGGTTCTGGTGCTGAACTTAAGGTTGTTATTCCTCCTTTTGGTACTGGTGCTTCAATTTTCGTCACTGGCAACAGAATTGGTAAGATCAAGAATCTGAAGAACAACAACTTTGGTTTTGATTATACGCCAGACTACACACTAAGACCAGAAATTACATTCCCTGTTAACCTACAGTTGACTAGTACAAGTGTTCTAAGTGGCATTCAGGTCACTGATCCTGGTACTGGTTATACTTCACCTCCTGAAGTTGTAATTACTGGTGGCGGTGGTACTGGTGCTGAGGCAGAAGCAATCCTTAGAAACGGTAGAATCAATGGTATTACCATTAAGAATCCTGGTTCTGGTTATACTACCGAACCTCTAATTGAACTGAAGTCATCCTTTACTTACGTTGTAAACCTTGACTTAGGTCTGTTCCAGTTCTCCTTCCCACACGGCATTCAAAATGGTGCAGAAGTAACCTTTGAAACTGAAGACCTTGGCGAAGGACAAGAGTTCCCACTAACCTCATTCGGTTTCTTGGTTGCAGGTCAAACCTACTATGCGGTTGCTGGTGAGGGTGCAGGTCTAGAAGATGATCAGTTGAGAATTGCACTAACTCCTCAGGATGCAGAGACAGGAAGTTTCATCAACTTCGTTAACGGTGGTCAAGGTAGACAAATCATTCTGACTGCATCATTTGGTGGTGCTGCAGAAGCAACACTAGAAACCGCCAGATTCCTTTCTGGTGAGACTGTATTCCAAGGCGATACAATCGAAACTGCTACCGCAGTCGGTTATGTATCAACAAACTCTGGTTGGCAGATTGGTCCTAGACTGCTCAAACTCATTAACTACACTGGTACATTTGAGATTGGTCAAAGAGTTAACGGTCTGATCTCTAAGGCAAGTGGTACTATCGGTGAAATTAGTATTGCTAAGGGTGTTCTTGAAGTGGACTCAATTACTAATACATCTGGTAAGTTTATCGATGACATCGGTAAACCCAGTGAAATTGTTCAGAAAGTTCAAGACTCTTACCTCTATCAGTTGTTCTCGTACAATATCAAGAGTCCTATTTCTATCGACCAATGGAAGAAGACGGTTATTGACAATATTCACCCTGCTGGATTTAAGATCTTCGGTGAAATTGGTATCGTTGGTGGTGGTAAAGGTATTACCAATAGAACTGACTTTGAACTTACAAAGAGTGTTAATCTTGTTGAAAGTTCTGTTGTTTCCAATATCGACAACTTCGCTTTGGTTGAACCAGTCTATAGTGAATTTGACAACACACAGGTACTATTCAGAAACAAGCGACTAACTTCTTCGGAGGAAATTCTAACCTCTGTCGTACAGAAAATTGATAACATCGCTAACTTGTTTGATGGTGAAAGAACGGTATTCCCACTAACCATTGATGGGACACCTGTTATTGCTCAGGCATCACAATTTATGATTGTGATCAATGGTATTGCTCAAGCAGCAGGAACTGCTTTCGAGGTTCAGTCTGGTAGTATTATCTTCAATGAACCACCTTCAGCACCTACTAAAGTAAGTTATGCAAATCTTGAACTCCAGTTCCTCACAACCACCACAATCGGTGTTACAAACACCAGTGGTATCTTCCCACTACTAGGAAATACGATTAGAGGTCTGGTTTCTGGTGCTTCTGCTACTGTAATCAGTTCTACAACCTCCGAGATCGTAGTGTTCAACGTGGTTGGAACATTCTCTAATGGTGAATCATTGATTGTATCTGCAACTGGATTCAGTGGTAATGTAACCACAACCACTGAAAATACTAATGCAAATGTCTATCAGTTCAGAGAGAAAATTACTAACCTCCGTAATAAGACGGCAGTTGTTGAAGAAATCAATCTTGATACTGCAAACCAGTTGACAACAAATCAGATCGTTATTAGTAAGACTTCTGGTACATACGATTCTCCTGCTGGTCTGCTCGATATGGATATTGATGACTTCATCATCTCTGCTCAGACGGGTATTATCGCTAGAATTACTGGTATTACTCCATATAGAGATACCAATACTTACATTGTTGTTGATACCACAGATAACTACCCTCAAACTCAGGGAAGTTTCCAGCAGGGCGAAACATTTACTGCTCCAAGCGGTGCTGCAGGTAGAGTTCTCTTCTGGTATCCAGATACAAGAAGATTGATTGCAGAAACTACAACTCCTGAGACTGCATTCACATCTTTGGACGTAATTACTGGTCAGACTTCAAACGCGGTCTTCAGAATCCTAACTTCGACCACGATCGAACCAACATCATCGGTTACCATCAGTGATCCTAGTGAATTCTTTGGTCTATTGTTCAACAGAATTGTTTCTCCAACAAATCCAAACGCTATTATTGATGACATCAGTAAGAGTTCGATTGAAGTTGCTTCTCTAGATGATGCTACTCTGGAAGTTAATGGCAACTTCCTTGAGGCAGAAGAGGTTGAGAACATTATCATCGATTATGAAAATGCAACCAATACTCTATCCATTGGGGATCTAATCCAAAATTATAAGGTTGGTTATAGAAATGAGTCTGCAGCATTTACATCTGGCGAGACTCTAGAAGTCAGAAAGATGTCATATCACACTCTTGCTGGCGGCAACTTTGGATTTAATGACACTATCACTGGTGGTAGTTCTTCTGCAACTGCAACTATTCTAGGTATTAATTATGGTCTGAAGACGCTATATCTTGGTGCAACAACTGGAACATTTACCACTGATGAGACTATTTCAAATGGTAGTGGTGTTTCGGCAGTTGTTTCTACTCAACTTACAGTTCCTCTGGTTGTCAAAGATATTGATACTGCAACCAAGACGATCACTACAGACCAGTTCTACACTGATGCACAACACAGATATAGAGATGCTGCAAATCTAATTCAGCAGAACTCTGCATATATCGTGGATGAAGCACATGGCAGAATGAAAGCAAGATACCCAGATCTAGTCATCCCTGGCGATGAAGATGGTTCTGGTGCAGGTTCTGAAAGATGTAAGTTGGACCTATCTCTAATCCTTGCTGCTGTCATTAAGGACCTTAGAGATGGTGGTGATTACAATACTGTCAAGGCAGGTGAGTTCTATATTTCTTCAACAGGTGGTCTGAGATTCATTAATCTGCAAGTCCTACAGAGTGTCTTCACTCACAAAGAGATGAGTCAACTCTGCCAAGATGCGGTTTCTGGTGATCTAAGTGAGTCTCCACTATATACCACAAGATTCCCAATTCCACCCATCAATATCACTAATGATCCAGGTGGATGTGCAAATGTCAAGTCTACAATCGATACTCTCTGGACCAAAGTTAATGACATCATTGCTCCTACTGGAGATGTGTACAGGGATGCTGGCGACCTTATCTGGTTCAATAGATCCTTTATTGCAGATGAAGTAGTTGCATATATTGAAGATGAGTTTGTGTTTGAATTGAATGGTGTCACATTCAGAGCATTTGATTATCCAAATGGTGATACGACTGTCTGCAGAAGAGATATTTACGAGTATATTATTCCTTCAATCATTGGCGACCTGGTTGCTGGCGGTGATGAGAATATTATCACATCAATGAAGTATTACGTTAATACTACAGATGATGGTTCTATTGAGCATGTTAAGGATGAACTTCTTCCTACTATTTTTGCATGGGAGAAGGCAAGCGAACTATGTCAGTTGGCACTTAACAACTGGGAACTAGATGGTGGCGGTACATATACCTCTCCATATAATTCACAAGCACAATACACAGATACTAGCATCACTCTAGATGATGGTACTTATGGTGGCGACTGTCGTATTATTAAAGGTACAGTTGATACCCTATTCACCAAAGCAATTCAGGTTCTACTACCAGAAAGAGATCTGGCAACTGAGGAAGTCAACCTCCTAGCAGATTACCAGAACATGACTACCTGGCAGACCACTGGTGCAATCAATATGGAGACCGCTAACAGAGCACTTCCTACAGGATTTACTGGTTCTGGCGGTTATGGAATCAGAGCATCTGCAACTACCAGTGGAACAAAGGTTGCCTTAACTCCCCCTACAGCAGCACTTCCAACTGCAGAACCTGGTCAAAGTTTCACCTTTAGTTTCTACACCCAACAGGCATCCAGTGGAATCATGGGATTCTATTGGGATGGTGATGGCGTCAAACCTAATGATGCCAATGATTCATTCTTCTTCTTTGTTGGCAGCGGAAACCTGCCAGTTGGTGAATTCTTCGACGTTCCTGTCACCGTTGAAGATGCTGGAAACTCTTGGAGAAAGGTAACCTCTACTGTCTATGCTGATGCCTCTGGTCAAGTAATTCTACCTACAATCGCACCATTCAGCACTGGCAATCCAGACTCTGTTAATACATTCAACAATCAGTTGATTTATGTCTTTGGTCCTACTCTGATTGCTAACAGTGCAGACAGCAGCAGCAGATATTATGATGCTGCTAACCTCATCGAGTCCAATAAGACTCTGATTGCTGAGGTTGCTGTTGACAGAATGCTCACCCAGTTCCCAACATTCACTGTTCCAACTGGAAACCAGGCATGTATCGATGACATCAAGGATGTTCTTGATCAGGTTTGCTTCGACTTGAGAAATGGTGGCAACCATAAGACATATGATGCTGCAGCAATCTACATCTATGATTCGTTCCTCAGTGGTGAAGAAACCGAGTCTAGATATGCATTCGAGCAAGCAAGAGACATGGCAATTCAAGCCATGAGAAACGAGGCAATCACTATCACTGGATCTTCCGAGACTCAGGTCACTGACGGCACGATTACTGCAGATCCTGCAGGTGCTCCTCTATGTGCAAACGTTGCTTCTGCAATCACAACTCTCTTCGCGATTCTAGATACTGCTATTTCTACTGGAAGTCTTTCTGGTATCACCAGAACACTTGATAGTAATAAGAATCGTGCATATCGCGAGGCAGCAAAACTTGTACTATTCAACAAAGAGTATATTAAGTACGAGGCACTACAACTTACTCTGAATAATTATCAAGGATTCTCGATTCCTGGTGGAAATGCTAAGTGTCTCAGAGACATGGGTTATATCATTGATGCAGTTGTGTATGATCTACTTACCTTTGGAAATTCTGCAATGTATGATGCAGCGACGGCTTACATCGACGGTGCAACAGGAACAATCAGTTCTCTAGATGGTGAATTGGTAGAGAGCATCTATGCATACAGTAGAGTGAATGAATTGATGCAGAAAGCAATCCAACAAGATCTTGATTCTCCTGCTGCTGCTTCTGGATACTATCCTTATGAGGAGGCAGGCATTACACTCGCGGCAGACTCGGAACTTCTTTCCGAACTTCAGGGATTCATCGATAATGAAATGGATCTTCTTATTGGAACTTTGAATAATCCAGTATACATTGATAATTTCCTACCATCGAATGCAATTAGTGTTCCCTCTATCAGTTATGTTCAACGCGAAGTTTATACGCCAATCCAAGGTGGTCTATCTACAGGTGATTACATCTTTGGAACAACTTCTACAGAAACAGGAGAAATTTCTTCTATCACTTCAAATAGAGCATATATTAAACATCTCATCAAGAGATTTGAGATTACATTTACTAATCCATTGCAGACATTTAGTTTTGGTGATGAACTAATTGTTCCTTCTACAACTAATACTTGCACAGTGTTCTCAGTCGATTACCGAGAGAATGTCTCATACATTGACGTGATTATAACAAATGGTACAATCGGTGCGACAAATACTCTAAGAAATGACACTACGACATTTGAGGCAACTGTAGATGCAGTCGCAGATAGAATGCAGGTTATTGATCTGGTCGGTTCCTTTACTGATGATGATTACGCGAGATCTTCAAGATCTTCTTCTGAGTTTGATATTATTGGATTTGAAAACAACAGAGCACCTATTACATCAAATGCTGGTGGTAAGTTGACACTGGAAACAGAGTTTATTCAAGGTTCTCTGGATGTATCTAGAGTTGTTTACTCTTCCATCAGCGATATTTACATTGATACATTCCAATCATATGAGGGTGTTCAGGTAGGCATTGGTGATGTGATTAAAACATCCAAGATCTATAAAATCCGTGTTAGTTATCCATTTGCGTCTCAAGAAACCTTCACTAAGGGCGGAACACTCGTTAATGTCTTGGGTGGAATCATCCAAGGTAAGAGCGCAGTAATTATCGACCAGGTTGAGGAAAATGGTGATCAAATTATCTATTACCAAAACCTCTCTGGTACAAACTTCTCCGTTGGTGAATATGTTGCATATTACGAGACCGTTGGTACTGATCCAGAAGGTTATGGCGAAGTTCTACAGGTATACGAAACCGACTCCCTCGCGTTTGGTACTGTCGAAAGGGTTCAGCAAATTGGTCAGAACTACAGAGTATATCTGAGTGGTGTACTGGGTACATTCAACAAATATGCTCAGATCATCGGTATTGGATATAGAAGTTCTGTTGTGGAATCCAGCGAGATTAAGGGTAGGATCACAAGATCCTTCAGAGGATTTGATGGAACTCAAACTTCCTTCAAAATCACTATCAACAATGGTACTCCATACCTACCAGATCCTGACGGTTATCTGCTGACATTTGTCAACGGTGTTCTACAACCTGCAGGCGATTCGTTCTCAGCATTCTCCGACACCATCTCTTTCACAGAAGCACCCGAATTGGGATCATCCTTCCACGCGGTTTACATGGGTAAACTGAGACAGTTGGATAATATTGCATTTGACTTTGACTCTTTGAGTTCTTCGTTCAATCTCAAGTTGAATGATGTGTTCTACTCCCTAACGATTACGGAAGGTTCGCAGTCAACTACGATTAGACCAGAGAACAACATTATTGTTTCTCTCAATGGTGTTATTCAAGAACCTGGAGTCGCGTTTGAGATTGTTGGTTCTAGAATCAACTTTGCTGAGATTCCTCGCGCAGGAAGTACATTCGTTGCTTACTCGTACATTGGTTCTGATGCTGACGTTGTGGCAGCAACTGTTGTTCCTCCAATCGAATCTGGCGATAAACTAGAGATCGAGGGTGAGGATGAAGAAAGAACTGTCGCACTGGTTGAATCCTCCAACTCACTGGTCACATTTGATTATTTGGGTTCTATCTTCGGTAGAAATGCATCTGCACTTTCAAGACTGAAGACAGGCAGACTCAGCGATGTACAGTTGACCTCAGGTGGTGATGGTTATACCTCAAGACCTACGGTTTCGATCAACTCTGCAACTGGATTTGACTCAACCATCAAGGCACTTGTGGGTGTTGCAAGAATCGACGTTGTGAATCGAGGAAGTGGATATGTTTATCCATCAATCCTGGTTGACACGGATGTACCTGAGATCGAGGGTGGAGCATCGTTCGACTCTGCGGTTGGTACGTTCGATAACACTGAAGCAACGTTTGACGGGGTATAAATAAAACTATAGGAGTTTACAAAACAGATGGCAAGACAAACTATCAATGTTGGCTCTATCGCCAACGACGGAACAGGTGATACTTTAAGGTCGGGTGGTCAAAAGATCAACTCCATGTTTTTGGATGCATATTCAAAACTAGGAGATGGTAGCAACATCCTGGTTGACATCGATGCAGCAAGCACTGCAGAGTTTGTCTTGCGTTCTAATGGAACTGCATTTGTTCCTGCTAGATTGTCTTATAATGATCTATCAGATACCCCCACAATTCCTGCAGCACAGCAACCGTCAGACTGGTTAGCAACAGAAGGTGCTACTCGAATCATCAATAAACCACTGCTTGCTGACGTAGCAACTAGTGGTTCTTACGGAGACCTAACAGGAGCTCCAACTATTCCTGCTGCTCAGGTAAGTTCTGACTGGACTGCTACCACTGGAGTCGCTCAGATTCTCAATAAACCCACTCTGGGTACTGTTGCTACATCAAACAGTTATAACGACCTAGACAACCTGCCATCGTTGTTCTCAGGTGCTTATGCTGATCTGACTGGTAAACCCGTTCTTGCCAATGTTGCTACTAGTGGTTCTTGGAATGATCTAAACGATAAACCATCAATTTTCTCTGGTTCTTGGAATGACCTTGCTGATAAACCAACGGTCCCTAGCGACATTCAAGATCTTGCAAATGTAACCATCACAACTCCTACATCAGGTCAGGTTCTGAAGTGGAGTGGTACTGCATGGGTTAATGACACTGACCAATCTGGTGGCGGTAGTGGTAGTGGTCTCCAGTCCAGAGGTACATTCTCTGCAACCACGTCTTCACTTGCTTCTGGATCATCAGAAAACCTAACTATTATTGGATATAAGTCCTACGGTCTTCTCAACATTGAAGTTAATGGTGCTGCATGGGTTACCATTTACACAGACACTGGTAGCAGACTTAGCGATGCAACTAGAGCAGAAACTGACGATCCATTGCCAGGCAGCGGTGTTATTGCTGAGTTGATTACGACTGGTTCTCAGTCTCAGATTATGACTCCAGCAACTATTGGATTTAATAATGATATTACTCCAAGCACAAACATTTATCTCAAAGTAGTTAACAAAGCAGCAAGTTCTGCAGCAATTACCGTCACCTTAACCGTTATTCAGTTAGAATCATGATGCAAGAATTCATCGTAACTCTCCATAATTATGATGACCTAGAAGATTTTTACAATGACATGGAGACCCCTGGCGGTAATCTTTACATTCCCGACAGAGAGGTCTCTTGTTCTGTAAGGAGATCTATCAGTAGGAACACTCATTATATGCTGACTGAAGAGGAAGCAGAAGAGGTTAGAAGTGATCCTAGGGTGTTGTCGTGTGAACACGTTCCTAGAGATTTGGGATTGACCCCTAGTCCTGCATGGACTCAGACAGGAGATTTTGAAAAAAGTGCAACTATTGACTCGGATGATAAAAACTGGGGTCTACCAAGTGTCATTCAAGGATCCAACCAAGCAAACTGGGGTACTAACGGATCGTTTACCGAGTATAATGCAACAATTTCATGTAATGGTTCTGGAAAGAACGTAGACGTTGTTATTGTTGATGCACATATCAACCCAGACCATCCAGAGTTTGCCGTCAATGTAGACGGTACAGGAGGGTCTAGAGTAGTTGAGTATGATTGGTTCCAACATAGTTCAGGTCTAGGAATTAGCACCACAGGTTCTTATGACTATGATTACCCCTTCACAAGTCATCACGGAACACACGTTGCTGGTACATGTGTAGGTAATACCCAAGGTTGGGCACGAGATGCCAACATTTACAATATTGAATTTGCATATCCTGCTAGTAATGCACCTACAGGAGACTGGGCGTTGTATATATTTGACTATATTAGAGCATGGCACAACAGTAAACCAATCAATTCAACAACTGGGGTAAGAAATCCTACAATTGTTAATAATAGTTGGGGTTATTCTATTCAGCAAATTTTCTTGTCATCTATCAACTCTGTTGGTTATAGAGGAAGCGTTGTAAACCTCACAACTCTTAATGATGCAGACAAAAAGACTGCACTTGAGCAGAACGGTGTTCCTGTTCCATTCAATACTTTCTTGAGTTATGTTCCTGGAAGAGTTGCTGCTCTAGAAGCGGATATGAACGATGCTATCGCTGATGGTATTATTCTGGTTGGATCTGCAGGGAATTCTTATTGGCAGATTGCAAACCCATCTGATAACGATTACAACCAAAACTACGTTAGTGTTAGCGGTATTGGTAATGTTTACCATATGCGTGGTTCTTCACCTGGTGCAGATACTAATGTAATTTGTGTTGGTAGCATTGGTACTACTACTGATGAGTATAAATCAAACTTCAGTAATTATGGACCTAGAGTTGATGTGTGGGCACCTGGATCTAGTATTGTGTCCGCTGTGTATAACAGTGGAGCAGCATCGGAATTTGGTATCACACTAGTTGATGATCCTAGAGATTCAAACTACAAACTAGGTTCTATTGACGGAACTAGTATGGCATCACCGCAAGTATGTGGTTATCTTGCATGTCTTCTTGAATCACAACCAACATTGAATCAGGCAGATGCTGTTGCTTGGATTGAACAATCCACAACTAAGAATCGAGTAGGTTCATCTGGTGGTGGTTTTGGAGACTACACTTCTCTTGGTTCAGGATCTAATAACAGATACCTGTATTTCTATAAGATCCGTCAAGATGATGGTCAAGCATATCCAACCGCTCAGTATAAATATAGACGTGATAGTGGTTTTGTATATCCTAGACCTAGGATTCGTAGAACCTAATAAATACCTAAAAATACCAAAATGGCAGTAGTACCTGGATCTGGCGCAGTTATTAGACCTGTCTTCAATGATGAGTTCGGTGTTGACTCAGTTATCGTTGAAGATGGAGGATCTGGTTATGTTGCATCGTCTCCTCCGACCTTGATCGTATCTGATTGCGGTCAACCAATTCGAGATGCTCGATTAGATCCTGTCATTGATGACAGTGGAAAAATTGTTGCTGTAAAAGTAGTAGACCCTGGTGAAGGGTATAATCCTTTGAGGATTACTCTTACACCAAGTATTCCTGAAGGTGGAGAAGAACCTGTTCCTGCTAAAGGTGAAGTTGTTCTGAGAGATGATGGAACTGTTGATTATATTAAAGTTCTTCAACCTGGAGACAATCAATTTTATGATGTTTCTGGAGTTATTGAAGGTGGAGAAGGTACTGGTGCTACTACAGCAGTTGTTTCAAAAACAGTCACTGGTCTTGCTATTCTAAAAGAAGGTACTGGATACGAAGAACCTCCAACATTGACAATTGATGGTGGTGGCGGTGCTGGTGCTGCAGGTGTTGCTGAAGTTGACCTTGAAGGTATTGTTGATGGTTTTACAATCAGTGATGCTGGTCAATTTTACCTAACTGCTCCATATGTTCTACTTGTAGGTGGTGGTGGACTAGGTGCAAAAGCACGAGCAGAGATTGATCAAGGAAGACTAACCAGGATTATTGTTGATAACCCAGGTAGAGGTTATACTAGTGCTCCTAGAGTTGTCTTTGCTAGAAACGTAAAACTAAAGAAAGTCTCTAGAAATAGACAATCATTTAACTCAGAGTTCTATAATATTGCAGGGATCACCAAAAACGTTGCTAGAGATGATACCTCAGTGTATGTATCTTCGACGGATCCTTATCCAGGTTCAGGTGTATTCCTTTTGGAGAAGGAACTTATTCGTTATACAGGAAAAAATGATAATGCTCTAACTGGTTGTACGAGAGGTATTAATTTTAGATACGATCAACGTGTAATTGTTGACGATCTTCAAGTTGATGAAAATGGCATATCAACTTACGAGTTTAACATCGGAGACCGTGTTATCCGTGCCATTGAAAGTGCATCTAGTAAGATTGCTATTGTATACGACTGGAAACCTGAGACAAGAGAACTATTTGTTGTTTTCCAAGTTGATGAACTAGCATTTATTGATGCAGGTTCACCTGCTGAGAAGACAAATATTGTTTTTGATGCTGGTCTAGCAGATTCAAGTAATTCAATTGAGTTTCCACATACCATTGTTGATAGAGTTGGAGACATCCTGTTTCAGTTGACAGAACCTCCATCTTTTGAAGTAGACAGAGGATTTGAAGACGATGATGAACTCAATGGTGATGGTGATGGTCTACCAGACCTCATTAATACTGGAACATCATTTGAGAATCAGATCAATCTTGATGGTGGTAAAGCATCGACTCTATATGGTATTGAAGAGACTGTTGGTGGTCAAAACACCACTCTATTCCAAATTGGCGATACCATCAAAGATTCAAGTCTCCCCGCAAAATCATCTACAATCTTTGACGCAAGTCAATTGAGTGAGGGTGTTGACCATGCTGCAACTATTACTATCAAAATGGATGATAGAAATTCTTCCTACTTCAACAGCATCAATTATATTGTTGGAGAAACTGTAACAGGAACTAATTCTAGTATTCAAGCAACTGTCCTTGCATGGAATACAGATACTAGAGAATTGCAAGTTGGTGCAGTTGTTCCATATGACACTGGAGATCCCCTGATTGGTGAATTGTATGAATTTTCAGACAAAGGAACTATCATAGATATTAGAGTTCAGGAGATTGGTAATAACTATTCTTCTGCACCTACGGTAAATATTGGTACAACAGGAGTTCTTGCAGGAACTGCAACTGCTGTTCTACTTGCTGACCAGGTTAACGACATTACTGTTGATAATGGTGGTTATGGATACCCAAGTCCTCCATCTATTAGTTTTAGTGGTGGAGGTGGATCTGGAGCGATTGCTGAAGCAATTCTTGGGGGTGAAAAACTAACTGGAAGCACTTCTGGTGCTAGTTGGAGAATACGATCAATTAAATACGATGTTGAAATTAGAGACGACGTATTCTAAGGGTATAAATAAACATATAATATAAAAACCTACAGGGAAAGATATGTCGGCGCTGCTTACTGATCAATTCAGGATTTATTCTGCCAAGAAGTTTATCTCCTCCCTAGAAGGACCCGATGCTGAGGCAAGTGACCTCGTGGCAGGTACTTCTAGAGATAGATTGTACGTCTTTATTGGTAGACCACAAACATGGGAATCTGATAACGATCCACCATCACCCGTAGATAGTTTTTCACAATATAGTGAACTATACGATGATATGATCTCCTTGAAGCGTGTTCTTGCAAACGACACGATTCAGGTTGTTCGTCGTATTGACTGGACTCCCCCAGAAAAGACCACTGGTGGTTTGGGTTTCATCTATGACATGTATCGTCATGACTATTCACCAACTAAAACTGCTGCATCTGGTTCTACCAGACTGTATGATGCAGACTTCTATGTTGTAAATTCATCTTATCAGGTATATAAGTGCATTTACAATGGCACCTCTCCCTCTGACCCCAACGGTAAACCTTCAACTGTTGAACCAACTGGTACATCAACTTCAATCGTAACCACCGCCGACGGCTATCGCTGGAAGTTTATGTACACGATTCCTGTTGCACAGGTTCTTAAGTTTTTCTCTTCTGAGTATATCCCTGTACTTACTGATGATGCTATCAAGAGAAATGCTGTTCCTGGTGAAATTGATACCGTTGTAATTACAGCAGCAGGTACTGGATATAACAACGGTGCATTTGATAATGTTCCCATCAATGGTGATGGTTCTGGTGGTCGTGTTTCTATCGTTGTTGATGGTGGTCGTATTGTTAATGCTACGGTGACCTCTGGTGGTACTGGTTATACCTTTGGTAAGATCGTCGTCAGTCAAGTTAATGGTATCGGTACTGGTACTGGTGGTGTTATCGACGTTGTGATTCCTCCCCAGGGTGGACATGGTTTCGATCCTTCCTTTGAACTTGGTGCATACCGAGTAATGGTGAACGCTAAACTTTCTTATTCTGAGGGTTCTGGCGACTTCCCTGTTGATAATGACTATCGTCGTATTGGTCTACTTCTAAATCCATATAAGTATGGAACTGAAGAACTGACCACCGATCTAACTCTGAGTGCTACAAAAGCAGTTATTTTCCCACCATCGTTCCAAGGTAATTTTGTCCCTGATGAAATTATCACCCAACAAAGAACTGTTGGTGGTACAACTATTACAGCAAGGGGTAGAGTCATTTCTTGGAACTCTACTACAAAGGTTCTTAAATATTATCAGAACAACGTTGACGGTATTTTTCCAGAAATTACTGGTTCGTTGAGTGATTTTAGTGGAAGTAATGTAATCACTGGTGCATCTTCTGGTGCTACAGCAGAACCCGATATTAACTTCCCCGCTACTCCTGGAACGTCTACAAGAATTATTAATGCTACTGAATATGACTTGGGCATGGCGTTTACAGCAGGTTATGCCTTCCCCGAGATTCAGAAAAACACGGGTGAGGTAGTCTATATAGATAATAGGAGACCCATCAGTCGTGCAAACGACCAGATTGAGGATATTAAGATTATTGTTGAGTTCTAATTCATTAGAAGAGTAAAAAAAGATGCCCCAGAATACCAACCTAAACGTCACGCCTTACTACGACGATTTTGACAAGTTTAAGAACTTTTATAAAGTTCTTTATAGACCTGGATTCCCAATTCAGGCAAGGGAACTCACGACAATGCAATCGATTCTTCAGAATCAGATTGAAAGCATGGGCAACCATTTCTTCAAAGATGGTGCCATGGTTATCCCTGGCCAGGTAGGTTTTGATAATAACGTTGAATGTATCCTCGTTCAATCCAGTTTTTTGGGTTCTGAGGTAGAACTCTATCGCTCTCAACTCAACAATCTTATCATTACTGGTGTTACCACTGGGGTCAAAGCAAAGGTACTCTACTCGATTCCTGCATCTGAATCGAGCAAGGGTTTTATTACTCTTTATATTAAATATGTTGAGGCAGGTGGCGACAATAAAGATGTCGTCAAATTCCAAAACAATGAGCAACTCCTAGCAAACGATGAGATCACTTACGGCACTAACCTGATTGAGGTTGGATCTCCTTTTGCTCAACTTATTCCAAATAATGCAACTTCTACTGGTTCAGTTGCTTACATCAATAACGGTGTATACTTCATCCGTGGTTATTTCGTTGATGTATCTTACCAGTATATTATTCTACAACAATATGCTCAGAATCCATCATTTAGAGTTGGTTTAGAAATTTCTGAGTCTATTATTACTCCAGAAGATGACACCTCTCTGAATGATAATGCTGCAGGTTCGTCTAACTATGCTGCTCCTGGTTCACACCGTTTGAAGATTGGTGCTGAACTCGTCAAGAAGTCTATTGGCGATGATGCTGATAAGAACTTTATCGAACTCGTCCGTATTAAGGATGGTAAGATCGAGAAGTTGGTCGATAGGACCATGTATAGTGAACTGGAAAAAACACTTGCCAGAAGAACGTATGATCTTCATGGCAACTTTATGATCCGTCAGTTCCAGATCTCGGTTAGAGAGTGTCTGAACAATGGAAGCAATAATGGCGTATATCAATCTGGTGAGTACACTCAAGACAGAGGTGTTCTTGCCAGCAACGATTTATATGCTCTCGAAATTGGACCAGGAAAGGTATATCTAAATGGATTCCCAATTAGATTGACTGCTCCCAAGTATCTTGATATGGACAAGTCCAGATCATTCAAGTCTCTTGAGAACCAGATTATTCCTTTTGAACTTGGCAACTATCTCCAATGCACCAATAGTTATGGTGTGCCTGTTGTTAGTGGTCCTAACGTAACTACTTCATATCAGATTATTGAACTCAAGGACGAGTTCAATACTATTCCTGGTTCTGCTAACGGCACAACAATTGGTTTTGCTAGAGTTGCAGCATGGGAATTCATGAGTGCAGGTTCAAATTCCCTGGAAGGAAACCCTTCTGGTGAAGCAAGAGATGACATCTATACTGCTCACGTTTTCGACATCTCGATGCTGACGATGTTGAAACTCCAATCGAATGCAACTATCTTAGCAGGTTCTCAAATTGTAGGTGCAACTTCTGGTGCTAAAGGTTTTATCAGAATCACTGGTGGTGCAACATCAGTAACTTCTGATACAATCACTCTTGTTCAAACTACAGGCAATTTTATCCCTGGAGAGATTATTAAAGTTGATGGTAAAGATAAGGGAACTATTTCAAATCTCTATGCATATCAAATTTCTGATGCTAGATCAATTGTTGGTAGCAATACCTTAGGTGCGACCATCTTTACTAGTGATCTAGTATTGACAGAGACTACATCAATTGCAGGTAATTACTTTACTTTTGATGGTTCTACAACTCCCAAAACTCTTACAGGTTATAACAGTGATATTGCACTAGATGTTAGGGCAGGCGATAAACTTTACTATGATATTGATAAGTATTTTCTTGTCGAACCTGTTCCTGCAGATTTTGATCTTAATACAGACGTTTTTGTGTATGCAGATCAGGTAATTAAAATTACCGATGCTTATAACGATGCAGGTGTAGCACAAACTTTAACGGATGGTCAGCAGTTTAGCCCTCTAATTCGTATTCGTCCTCAAATTGAACAACAACAATTTGGCGACCTATTTGTTGAGTTTCCAAAAGAAGCAATTAAGAGTATCACTGACGAAAGTGTCATCGTCAGAAGAACTCTAGAAACTCAAACTACCAGTGATAGTTTTACCTTCTCACTTCCAGAAACTCAGCAGTTTGCTGCAGTTGAATTTGAGAACTATACTCTTATGGTAACTGGTAGTTCTGGTTCATATGATGTTGGTGATATTATTCCTCTACAAACCTCCCAATCTGGTTCTGTGGGGTATACAACATTCAACACTTCTGGTGTACCAAGAACAACTATTACTGTTTCAAACCTAACGGGTATTAGTTCAGTAAGATTGATTGCTACGATTTCCAAGAACAGCATCACTGCTAAGGTCAAGAACCCTAACAAGATGTCTGTTTGGAAAGTTAATAGAACGACTAACAGTAGTGATCAAATTCCATATGGTCTAGCATATAGTCCAATTTTTGCTACTAGAATTGAAGATGACACCATCTCTCTAGGTGTCACCGATGCATATAAACTACATGCAGTGTATGAATCATATGATGAGAACGAGGCAATCATTCCTAATGTAACCTTGGTTGAACCTGCGTTCTTTGCTCCTGGTACAATCATTACTGGAAAGAAATCTACTGCAAAAGCATTGGTTGTAGATTTTAACTCCTCTACTCTCAAACTATCTCTTGTTTATCAAACTGCGGTTCAACTACAACAGAATGAAGTTATTGATGGTTTCAACAGTCTAGGCGAGAAGATTCAAGGTCTTGTTTCTGATGCTTCTGGATCTGTAAACTCTGGTAGTAAAAATATTACTGAAAATTATGTTCTCAAGAGTGGTCAGAAAGATTTTTACTATGGTATTTCATACCTTGAGAGAAAGAAGGGTTCTACGGTTCCCATTAGAAAAATTAAAATTGTTGCCGACTACTTTACCCACGAAACAACTGGAGACTACTTCAATGTTAACTCTTATGTTGGTACTGCATACGAAGATATTCCAGTATTCGTTTCATCCCCAGATAAACTAGTAAGAACCAAACCACTTGCAGATGTTGCAGACTTTAGACCTGCAGCATCTCCTCTAACTGCTACTGGGGCAACTGGTAGCGTTACCAATCCTTACTACCTTGAGTGTTCTACTCTAGATTTCCCAAGTAGACTCTTTGATGATGATGCAACTAAGTTTGATATTCCTAAGAGGGATTCTGACTTCCGTTCTGATTACGAATTCTATTTGAAGAGAATTGATAAAGTCTTTGTTAATGAAAAAGGCAAGTTCTTTGTCATTCAGGGTACTTCTGCTGAGAACCCGATTCCTGGAGATAACGTTGACAAAGCAATGCTTCTAGCAACCATTGGTCATAATGCTTATGGTTTCGATCCTGCTATTGACGCTCGTATCTTCCAAGAAGATATTAGAAGATATACAATGCGCGACATTGCTAGAATCGATAAGCGTGTCAAGAATATTGAATACTACAGTGCTCTGACTCTTCTTGAGCAAGAAACTGAGTCTCTAATGATCACCGATGAATTTGGTCTTAATAAATTTAAGAATGGATTCATGGTTGATTCATTTGATAACTTTAGTGCTGCAGAAAGAACTCACCCAGATTATAGTGCAGCAATGGATTTTAATGAGAGAACTCTCAGACCCAAGCACTACACTACCCAAGTTTCACTACAGGTTAATGAATCTGCTTCTAGCAATTACGTTAGAAACACTGGTATTGTAACTCTCCCATTTACAAGTTCTCTTCTAATTGAGCAACCATATGCATCACAAGTTGAGAATGTTAACCCATTCAACGTCTTCACGTTTATTGGTCATATTGACCTCAACCCATCAAGTGATAACTGGGTAGAAACTAATAGACTTGCTAGAGAAGTTATTCAGACTGAAGGTGATTATGCTCAGGTTGCACAAGAGATTGGTGCAGACCAGAATGGTTATGGTCCTGAACAGTGGGGTTCATGGGTTGATGACCTTACTGGTGCTTATGAGACTGTTTCTGGTGGAGAATGGCGAGGTTGGGTTGGTCCTCTTGGACGTAGAATCCCTGCATTCGGAACTAGAACTACCACTCTTAACGGTATCATCGAAAGAAGAACTGGTACTCAGCAGAGACTAGTCGCTTCCTTCGAGGAACAATCCTTGGGTGATAGAACTCTATCCAAGCAAAATATTTCTAATATTAGATCTAGAAACATTGCAATCTCTGCAGAGAGACTGAAACCACTCACTAAGTTCTTTGGTTTCTTTGATAATCAACCGATTACAAATTATATCACACCAAAACTTATTGAGATTATTAAAAATCCAGACGAAGATTCTAGAACTAATAACATTCCTTTCCAGGTTGATGAAGATATTGAAGTTGTAATCACTCAGACTGCTGCTGCTGAAGATGGAGTTGGTTCTATCGAAACTGAACAACTTATCATGAGAGCAAAGGTCAAAGCACCTAATCATGAAATTGTATATAACCCATACACTGATACTGAACTTCCAGAAGTTTATTCTGCAAACACTGAATATTTGAACGTCGATGTCAATATGCTTGCACAAGAAGTTGATGGTGATTACTATGGTTATATTACTACTGGGGCAATTATCAGAGGTGTAACTTCAGAGGCACAAGCAGTTATTAGAGATAGAAGACTTCTAACTGACAGAAGAGGTAGTTTCCGTGGTGCATTCTTCATTCCAGATCCTTCAAATGATGCAAATCCAAGATGGGAAACTGGTGAGAGACTATTGAAACTGACTGTTAGTGAGACTAACGAAACGGCACTTCCTGGTTCTACTAACGCATCAAATGCTCAAGTTGCATTCGAGGCGAGCGGTGTTCTGGAAACCGTTCAAGAAACGGTACTTAACGTCAGAAATGCTGAGATTGTAACTGAAACTCTAACTGATGAAAGAGCAGCACCTCCCAGAGTCATTAATACTGAGCAGGTAGAAATTGGTTGGTGGGACCCTCTTGCACAATCCTTCCTTATTCAAGAAGAAGGTGGATGCTATCTGTCTAAGATTGACATCTTCTTTGCTTCTAAGGATCCCAACATTCCTATCAACCTTCAGATTAGGGAGATGGAAAATGGTTATCCAACTCAGAAGATTCTACCATTCTCTACTGTTACGATTTACCCTGAAAACGTAGAACTATCAGAAAATGCTTCTCTGAAGACTACATTCAACTTTAAGATCCCCATTTATATCAGTCCCTCAGTTGAATACTGTTTCGTCCTCTTCACGGACTCTAACGAGTATACTGTTTGGATTTCCGAAATGGGTCAAATTGATATTACGGGAAACAGAACTATCTCTGAGCAACCATATGCAGGTGTCTTGTTCAAGTCGCAGAACGCTTCTACATGGACTGCAAACCAGTTGCAAGACCTTAAGTTCAACCTCTATAAGGCAATCTTCTCACCAACCAGCGGTAAACTTGTTCTAAACAACAACGCACTTGCTGTCGGTAATAATGGTATTCTGAGACTCAGAAATAACCCAGTCAAGACTCAAGAACCTACTCAGGTATTGATCTTGAATGATCAGACAGGACAATACACTGTTGGTGCAAGAATCTATCAGGAAACAACAAATGCATCTGCAACTATTACGGAGTTTGATACTACTGCAAACCCATACCGTCTAACAGTTACGCAGATCGATGGTTCATTCCTACAGGGTTCTGATTCTGGTGGAAACGTTGTATATCCTCTAATTAGTAGTCAGTCAACTGGCACCCTCCAAGTCAGTAATACTACTGGTGATTATACCGCTGGTAAACTGATTACTGGTCAAACCTCAGGTGCTACTGCTTACATTACAGGATTCACCGATAATGGTGGTAATACTGCCACCCTAACTGTAAACTACCTATCTGAAGCGTTTACGGACGGTGAAACAATCCGTCAGAGCAATCCTCAGATTGACTCCACTCTAGATGCATCTGGTGGTACATATACTGGCGACACCACTCAGAAGTTCGTATCGGTATCTCCTGTATATGCAGATACTACCAAGACAGTTACTGTTTTGCATAGCAATCATGGTATGCACGACCTTAACAACAACGTTGTTATCTCGGGTGTACAATCTGAAGTTTCTCCAATTCTACTAAGAACTGCTATTACTGCGTCTGATACATCCATTTCCGTATCTGATGCAAGTGCATTCCATAAGAAGATTGGCGGATTTAGCATCAGCACTGACAACCCAGGTTATATTAAGATTGGCAATGAGGTTATTGCATATACAGCAATCTCTGATGATGGTTTCACTATTACAGTGAAAGCAACTGGTGGACGCGGTGCGGGAGAAACCACTGCTGCAGCACATCCAGAGGGTTCAACAGTTTTCTGCTACAACCTAGACGGTATTCCTCTGACTGAGATCAACAAGACTCATACTACCATCAAGAATCCAACTCTAGATTCTTATGAACTTGCAACAACTTCAGTGGCGTCTGTCGGCATTCAAGCAGGTGGTGCTTCGGTATTTGCTTCTCAGAACATTCCATATGAAACCCTCACTCCTCACATTACTACTTTGGTTCAACCAAATACTGAAATTATCACTAGATTTAATGGGGTGTCTGGTACTTCCATCGATGATGGATCTCCAACTGAAGCATCTTTCGTTAACGACCAGAGTTTTGCTGGTGTGACGCTAAGTTCTCCAAATGCTCTAGATGGTCAAAAACTAATTCTTTCCGCACAGAATGAAGTTGCTAAACTATCAGGTCAGAAATCTCTAACGGTTGAAATGCTTATGTCAACAAGCAACTCCAACTTAACTCCCGTTATTGACCTTGATAGATGTGCGGTGATTACAACATCCAATAGAATCAACAATCCTACTAATTGGGAAGATTCGATTCTAGCAGTTGGTGATCCTCATGAGGCAGTCTATATTACTAAGATGATCTCTCTCGCAGATAAACAATCCAAGTCTTTGAGAGTTATGTTTGATGCATACAGACCAACTGGTAGCATGATTAGAGTTCTCTATAAGGTTATTGAACCAGGATTTACTGGCGATGAAGACCAAGTTCTATGGAGATTCTTCAATACTACGGGTGCTCCTGATACTGCTGTCAATCCATCCAATGAAGTTGAATTCAAATCTTATGAGTTTAACGCAACAGGTCTTGAGTTTGTTAAGTTCCAAGTCAAGATTGTTATGGCATCTCCAGATCAGGCAGTTGTTCCAAGGATTAAATACTTCAGAGCAATTGCAACTGCATCATGAGTAATGAACCGAAGAGACTTGTCCCTATACAGGACAGGTCTACTCTCTTCAGAGATAGAGCATCTAACGGTATTATAAATACTGATGACAACGGATATGAGGCATATATCCGATCTTACGAATCCCGTAAGAAAGAAAAGGAAGAGATGGAGAATCTAAAAAATAAAGTTGATTCTCTATCTTCCGATATGTCAGAATTGAAATCACTGATGACCGATTTTATTAGGAGCATTAAAAATGACGATTGAAAAATCTAGTCCTGAAGAACTTCTTGCCCAATTCCGCGAAAAGTATGAGGCACTTGCAAAGGAAAATCAAGAACTTGCAAGAAAGATCAAAGAAAATGAATCACAAGCACTAAAACTTCTCGGTGCTATTGAGACACTAAATTATCTCAATACTGAACCCGAAGAAGAATCAGCAGAAACTGAAGAGTAATTAAGGGGGCAATCATGCCCCCTTTTAATTGTATAAATACAAAGAGACATTGAGAACCTGCAATAAACACCAATGGCAAATAGAATACAATTAAGACGCGGTTCTGCTCAGGAATGGGCAAACGTCAACCCAACTCTAGCAATCGGTGAACTTGGGATCGAGATTGATACGGGACGTATCAAGATCGGTGATGGTGTTACCAGTTGGAACTCTTTGAGGTATGAAAGACCACTTGAGTCTATTACCAACACGCCAAACACTTTGGTGCAGCGTGATGCTGACGGTAATTTCTTTGCAGGTGCAATTACAGGTTCTCTAATTGGTAATGCTGCTACAGCAACCAGACTTGCAAACACTCGTCAGATTGCACTAACAGGTGATGTTACTGCATCTGCAACATTTGACGGTTCCGCCAACCTCAACCTTGTCTCTGACCTTGGTATCATCTCAACTCTTCCTCACCACGATGGTTCGACATCATCCAGTGGTCAATATACAAGAGTTCAAGTTGATGCAAAGGGTAGAATTTTTAATGCAGACACTCCCAATGACATTGCAGACTACAACCTAAACGGTACTACTGAAGGTGTTTCTGCTCAACCATATGATAGAGACCTTGCGGGTGTTGCAAATCTAAACACCACTGGTATTATTACCAGAGTTTCAGATGGTAATATTTCTACCAGAACGGTAACAGGTACTGCTGGTAGAATCAGTGTTGTAAATGGTTCTGGTGTTCTTGGTAATCCAACTCTAGATCTAATTAATACCACGGTTAACGCTGGTACATATAATGATCCTACGATTGCAGGCGGAACCCAGACTATTAATGCTACTAAATTTAGCGTTGATACCTTTGGTAGATTCACTTATGCAGAAGACTTCCCAATTGCTACAGCAGTTGAAGGCAGTAAATACCCCGCATACGGTGCTGGGACCGCCTACAACCGCTATGACATTATTGAGGAGGGTGGAAATGTCTACCAGGCGATTCAGGACATCTCTGCGGGCGGTGGTGCTCCTTCTCATACTGATGCTAGCGATACTGGAGGATGGAGGTTCCTCGCGGCGGCGACCGTTGAGCAGAAGGGACTGGCTAGTTTTGCACAGGAAGATTTCGACGTTGACGGCGACGGGCACGTCACCATCGCCGCCCTCGGTGTAGATAATACACAACTTCAGAATAAGCAGATCCGTTTTGCAGATGGAAATTCATACACTGCATATGAACTTGATGATGAACTAACTGCAACCACTGGTTATCGTGGCATCACAACTATCAACGATCTATCGGTAAATAATACAAGCGGTAGTCCTCTTCTAGAGTGTCTTGCTGCAAACAATAACGTTGATATTAATACAACTACAGCGACTATCTTCTCAGATATTACGCTAGATAAAACACTAACTGCTATTCAAACCATTAATCGTCAGGGATCACTGACACTATTAATGGATGCGAATACTGCTTCTAATAGATTTTTACGTTTTACTGCAAATAATGCAGGTTCTGGTGAAGCAAAGATTGAAGTTCTTGCAGATGATAGCATTTCAATCACTTCATCCAACTCTACTATTGGGTTGACTGCTGAGCAGGATATTACAATCTCTGCAGTCAATGCTGCAAGCAGAGTTAACGTTGAAGACTTCCATTTCCAAGATAACGTCCTCTCAACTACCAACTCTACGATGGTGTTGGACCCTGCTGATGATGACGATAACACTGGTACTGTTCGCATTCGTGGTGATCTACAAGTTGACGGCACCACAACCACAGTCAACTCAACTACGATCACAGTCCAAGATCCCATCATCACTCTAGGTGGTGAGGATACTCTTACAGTAGATGACAATCTTGACCGTGGTGTTGAATTTAGGTACTATGATACGCAAGAAAGATTCGGATTCTTTGGCTGGGATGAAGATTACGCGAACGCTAGCATGTGGTCTGGCACTGGCGGGTATAGGTTCCTCTACAACGCGACTAACACCAATGAAGTTTTCTCTGGTACTGACGCTGCTCTCATTGCTGGTAACCTCAGACTAACCACAAACACAGGTGCTTCCTCAACTACATCAGGAACTCTAGTGGTAACTGGTGGTGTTGGTGTTAGCGAGAACCTCCATGTCGGTGGTACTTACACCTTGACTGGTGCGGCAGATCTCAACAATACCCTAACAGTTGCTGGTCAAACTGAGATTAATAACACGACTCTGGTTAAGGCAGACAGTGCTTTGTTCAAGGTTCAGACTGCTGCTGGTGTTGATAAGTTTGCAGTCTTTAGTGATACTGGTAATACAATTATTGAAGGTACTCTTGATGTCCAACTAGAGACTGAGATTACTGACAATCTTATTATTACTGCTGACAATAAAGAATTTAAGATCCGCACTGCTGCAAGTGTGGACAAGTTTACTGTAGATACGGATAATGGCAATACTGCAATTCAGGGCACTCTAACTCTGACTGGTGCTGCAGATCTAAACAGCACTCTAAATCTTGCAAACTTCTTCTATCATGAAGATACTGACGAACCACAAATTAGTCTAAACAGTGGCACTGGTCTCTATCAGATTGACAATGCTGATTATGGTGCATTTAGATTTTCTGGTGGTGGATATATTGAAGGAGATGCACTATTCAATAGTGATGTTTATGTTAACGGTCTAATCATTCAGAAAGAAGACCAGACAGCGAACTACTCCAGACAGAACTACTTGGAAGTTCGTTATAAGTTGCGTGCAGGTACGAGAGCAGCATATACACCTTTGTATGCAACAGATGATACCTCTAACCTGAGAGTTTATGGTGGTGCTGGTATTGCTACCGATCTGCACATTGGTGATGACCTCTACATTGGTAAGGTAAACAACGGTGATAACATCGAGTTCCAAGTTCTTGGTGAGAGTGGTAATACCACAATTGGTAGATCTGGTGCTGGTTCTAACACTGTTGGTACGCTAGATGTACATGGTGATGTTGAATTTTATAGAAACTTCTATGCTTATGGTAATGTTGAAATTGGTAATGCTTCTAGTGATACCCTAATTGTCGATTCAACATCTACATTCAATGCTCCTGTAACTCTTGCTTCTGGTCAGGACTTGACCGTTGGTGGAAATGCAATTGTTTCAGGTAATCTTACAGTTAATGGTACAACCACTACTGTAAATTCAACGACAATTACAGTCGATGATCCCGTTCTAACTCTTGGTGGCGATACTGCACCCAGTTCGGATGATAATAAGGATCGTGGTGTTGAGTTCAGATACTATTCACTCGGTGCTAAACTTGGTTTCTTTGGTTGGGATGATTCTTCATCTGGTTTCAGATTCCTTGAGAATGCAACGAACAACTCTGAAGTATTCTCTGGTACTGACGCAGATCTTTATGCTGGTTCACTAACTCTATCCGAGGCAGGAACTGCACTTACTGTTGACAACAATGCTTCTATCGGTGGAACTCTAACACTAACTGGATCTGCAACTCTAAGTTCTACCTTGGGGGTAACAGGTGCTACCACCTTGAGTTCTACTTTGGGTGTCACAGGAGCAACAACACTATCTTCCACTCTTGCAGTCACAGGTCAGACAACTCTAACTGGTCTGCTAGATGCAAACGGTGGTGCAACTATCGATAACGTAAGAATCGGTGTTGGTTCTAATAACGAGATCGACACTTCAACTGGAAATCTAATCCTAGATTCTGCAGGCGGTACAGTACAGGTTCAAGATATTTTGAATGTCACTGGTATTGTTGAACTAGACAATACTACCACTAGAGCAATTCCCCCTGGCAACTCTCTACCTTCTCTTGGTGGTGCTTTCCAGGTTGCTGGTGGTTCACACTTTGGTGAAAATGTTGTTATCAACGGTGATCTCAAAGTTTACGGTGCTGCTGTTTATCAAGGTGGTATTGATTATCAAGGTACTCAGACTTACTCTGGTATTCTGCGTCAACAGAATACTACCGATGCTTCTTCCGCAACAGATCAAAACGCATCAATCTCTACTGATGGTGGTGTTTCGATTACTAAGTCTCTCTGGGTCGGAACGAATGCTGACATTACTGGAACTCTGACTGTTGATAGTACAGCATCATTTGGTTCTACCATCACTTCAACTGGTCTAATTACTGCAAACGCAGGTTTGACAATTGCTGGTTCTGCTGGTGTTGGTGAGAACCTAATCATCACCGATGGAACTAGCACGAAACTAACTCTATATTCTGCAAATGGTGATATTGAGACTGCTGGCAACTTGACTGTAGATGGCAACACAACTCTTGGCGATGCTGTTGGTGATACTCTAACAGTTAATGCTACCGCAACATTCAACAACGCAGACATCGTTGGTACTGCTAGAGACGCAAGACGTTGGACAACCAACAGAACTCTATCATTCACTGGTGATGCGACTGGTTCGATGTCAGTCAATGGTTCTGCTAATGCATCTGCAGCATTGACTCTAGCAAATTCTGGAGTTGCGGCAGGAACTTATACCTCTATTACAGTTGATGCTAAGGGTAGAGCAACTGCAGGATCTAATCCCACAACTCTTTCTGGTTATGGCATCACGGATGCTCAAGCACTTGATGCAGATCTAACTGCAATCGCTGGTTTGGCAACTAATGGTATCATCGCAAAAACTGCTGCTGGTACTGCTGCTACCAGATCCGTTGCAGTATCAGGTATCGGTCTTTCTGTTTCTAACGCTGATGGTGTTGCGGGCAATCCAACAGTCACCTCTAATGCAACTCCTTCAAACGCAGCAAGCACTCTTGTTTCGAGAGATGCATCTGGCGATTTCACTGCTAATGAGATCACTGCTGATTTGGTTGGTAATGCTTCTACAGCAACTGCACTTCAAACTGCAAGAACTATCAACGGTGTTTCGTTTGATGGCACTGCAGATATTGAAATCACTCCAGTATATTCCAACACAACTGCAAATGGCGATTCCGCAGAAACCGCATTCCCTGCACTTGCAGGCAGAAGTGTAAATGACATCTTTGTTATTGTTGACGGTTTGGTTCAAACACCAACCATTGATTACACATACACTGATGAAGATGTTAAGGCATCTACTGGTGGTGCTGCTACTGACACCTTCATCACCGTTGCATCTAACACTGGATTGGTTGAAGGTATGGCAGTTTCTGGTACTGGCATCGGTGTTGGTGCAAGAATCGATACCATCAACGGTTTGCAGATCAACCTAACTGTTGCAAATACTGCCAACACCACTGGTAATCAAATTACCTTCGGTGCTGTAGTTACCTTGACCACTGCTCCAGCGGCAGGAACTGATAATGTTTCTATTAGATACCTACCACTACTAAACTGATAAGGAGGAGCACCTGACATGTCAGCGACAAGACCAGCGAGTAAAGCAGAACTAAAGGCATATGCCCTTCGCAGACTAGGGTATCCTGCTGTAGACATCAACGTCTGCGATGAACAACTTGATGATCTAATTGAAGAAGCAATTGATTATTATCAAGAATATCATTATAACGGAAGTTATAAGGCATTCATCAAAATCGAAGTGACTGAGGCAATCAAGACTGCTGCTCAGTCGTCTTCACAGTTGGGTGCTACAAACTGGTATGAAAATAATGATTATGTTGATCTTCCTCCCAATGTAATTGGTGTTAACCATGTATACAGTCAACTAGGTGCTTCCAGTGTTGTCCCTGGTAATATTTTTAACATCAAGTATCAAATTTTCTTGAATGACATCTATGCAATGACGCATGGAAATATTCTACACTATTACATGACATCTCAGTATCTAGAAACTCTAGATTGGATTACTAACACTGGTATGACTCGCAGAATTAGATTCAATGAGATGCAAGGTAGACTATATCTTGACTTTGACTGGAATGAGTTGACTGCTGGTGATTTCCTCTTGGTTGAAGTCATGATGCGTCAAGATCCTGATTCAAACACAGGAATGTATAATGATGCATGGATGAAGGATTATGTTGAGGCACTCTTCCAACAACAGTGGGGTAGAAACCTCAGTAAGTATGACGGTATTGCAATGCTTGGGGGTGTGACCTTGAATGGTCGCAGAATCCTTGAGGATGCAAGCACCTTCAAGAAAGATCTGGAAGAACAGATCAGGACTGATCATGAACTACCACCCATGGACCTAATCGGTTAATCCTATGTCAGACCATACAGTTTCATCTTGTACACAAAGACCAGATCCCGAACCCAGTTGTCGCTTAAGACTAAATGGCACTCAGGGCGAACAGAACCTGTTGTCTGATCTAATTACAGAATCAATCGACATCTATGGTCAGGACGTATACTATGTTCCTAGAACTTTGGTGAAAGAGGACACTCTTTTTGGTGAGGATACAATGTCCTCTTTTGATGGAGCATATCAGATCAGAGCATTCTGTAATACTAATGATGGATGGGAAGGTCAAGGAGACATCCTAACAAAGTTTGGTATTCGCATCGAAGACAAGACAACCTTTATTGTTTCTAGATATAGATTCACAGAGGCAGTCGATGATAATGCTACCTTGATTGTTGAAGGTCGTCCTAATGAAGGCGATCTAATTTATGCACCATTCTCAAAAACTTTGTTTGAGATTAGTTTTGTAGAGCACGAAAAACCTTTCTACCAATTAGGTAAAGGGTATGTATGGGAAATGCAGTGCGAACTCTTCGAGTACAGCGATGAGTCTATCGACACTGGTGTGGCAGAGATTGATGCAGTTGAAACTGAGAACGCAATCTCTATCAAACTAACTATGGATCCAGGTGGTACTGGAACATTCACAGTTGGCGAAGAGATCGTTGGTGATCTCTATCGTGCATTTGGTACTGCTGCTATCACGGGTGATGCAGTATCTTCTGTTGCAATCACAGATGGTGGTGCAGGTTATAAGTCTGCATTGCCTCCACTAGTAACATTTACAGGAGGAGGAGGAAGTGGCGCTACGGGTACTGCTGTCGTCAATAGCAACGGTCTTGTTACTGGCATTACTATCACAAGTGGTGGGTCTGGTTATACTTCTGCGCCTACTGTCGCAATCGACTACAGTCCCAAGGACAATAGAGCAGAAGTCAAGTCTTGGAACGAGTCCACAAGATCACTTGAAGTAATCAACAGATCAGGTACATTCCAGACAAGTGAAACTATCAAGGGTCTCACTTCAGGTGCTCTCTGGAGTCCTGAGTCTTATAATACCCTAAATAATACGAATAGTACCCAAGATATGAATGCATATATTGAGGACGAGGCAGACGACATTCTAGATTGGACTGAAACAAATCCATTCGGTGAATTCGGTAATTCAGGGAGTAACATCTAATGTTAGGGACATACTTTTATAACGAGATCTTCAAAAAGACTATTATTGGATTTGGAACCTTATTCAATAATATCCAACTTCGTCGTGCGAATGGCGGAGATGTTGAGGTTATGAAAGTACCTCTGGCATATGGTCCCACAGAAAAGTTTCTTTCTCGTTTGAGAGAGAATCCTAACCTAGAAGGTAGAAGAGTTCAAATCACAGTTCCTAGAATTGGTTTTCAACTAACTTCTATTTCTTACGATCCTACCAGAAAGGTTGCTCCAACGCAAGTCATCAAGGTTCCTTCCGCAACGGAAGGTGAAGTTGACAAGGGTTATATGCCAGTCCCATATAATCTTGGTTTTGAAGTAGATATTATTTCAAAAAACCAAGATGATGCTTTGCAGATCTTGGAGCAAATTCTCCCCTTCTTCCAACCATCTTTTTCAATCGGTGTAAATATGCTCACTGCATTGAATGAAACCAAAGATGTTCTAATTAATTTGGAATCTGTAGATTTCAGAGATGACTATGAAGGAGCTTTTGCCGACAACAGAATCTTAATCTATAGTCTTAAATTTACTGCCAAGACTTATGTTTACGGTCCTGTCAAGGAAGCAACTTCTGGTCTTATCAAGAAAGTCTTGGTCGATCAATATACCGATGTGGATGTTACAAGAGCAAGAGAGATCAGATATTCAGTTACTCCAAAAGCAAAAGAAGATTACAATTCGGATGGAAACATCAATAGTCTAGATGACCCATTCGTATCTGCAGGAGATGACTTTGGTTTCAATGAACTTACGTCTGAATTTACAGATGCTGCACGTTGGAACTCAGTTTCAGGACAAGATGAACCTATTTAACTATGAGTAATTACGACGGTCTGGATGAAGTTTTCGATGTAGAACCTGTGGAGATTGAAAAGTCTCCACCATCAAAACCTCCTGCTCCTAGAGCAGCAGACAAACCAGAAATTCAACATGACTATGAAACGTCAAGAGCGCAGCTGCACTCTCTAGTCATGAAAGGTCAGGAAGCAATCGATGGAATCCTAGAGGTTGCAAGGAGTTCTGACCATCCTAGAGCATACGAAGTTGCAGGACAACTAATCAAAAACACTGCTGACGTTGCAGATAAATTAATCGACCTTCAGAAAAAAATGAAAGATCTCGATGAGCAACCTAAATCTGGTCCTACCACAGTTAATAACACTATGTTTGTTGGATCGACTGCAGAACTTCAAAAACTCCTCAAGCAAAACACAAAAGGTAATAAATAGAGAAGAAACTGGACGAAATTAAAATGGCATCCAACGTAGTAACACCAGTACAAAGTCTGGGAATCCTTACCGATAATTCAGATACAGCACAAACAACCGCTGGTCATATTGTGAAGACTGGAATTTATCGTATGATCAATGCTGATACTCACAGCAACCATTTTTCATGGGGTGGTGCTCCTGATGTATCAACTGATGCGCTTACAATTCACACTGCTGTAAATGGTGCTGAGTTGTTTCAACTTGCCAAACCCAAAAGAATTAATATTCGTTCTGCTAGTGCTGCAAGTCCTTGTGTACTGACAGTTGGTGAGGATGGTAGAATACCTGCTCACAATTTTGCAGTTGGAGATTATATCACAATCACTGGTTCTGCAGTTGCTGCATACAATGTATCTCATGTAGAAATTACTGCCGTCAGCGATACAACTATCACCATTGACTCCGATCAGTCTTCTAGTGCTGCTTTTACTGGATCTGCTACTGGTTCTAATAGCATCAAGATTCAGGCAAAGGGTGATACCAGCAATGGTATGACTCTGTATATCGATGAAGTCCAAGTATCTGGTTGATTCTATGATCAGCGAAAACGTAGCAACAGGTAAGGCAAAGAGAGCAAAGCGTGGTGGCATTGCTCAAAGAGTTGGTGCATCTGAAAAGATCACTAACGCAGAGAAGGCAAGTGCCGCAACTGATCATGCTTCCGCTAAAAAGAAAGCAGGTGATGATGCTCATGCCGCTGCCACTAAGGCAGGCAAGAGTCCTTATGATGCTGAATATGCAAGAAACAAAGCACACAGAGCATACGAGAAACAGCAGAAAAAACTGAATAATTCGTACATTCCGTCGTTTGCAGAGTTTATTAATGAAGGAGCAGCCTGGACTAGAAAGGAAGGACAGTCCTCCAGCGGGGGACTTAATGAGAAAGGAAGAAAATCTTACGAAAGAGAAAATCCAGGATCTGACCTTAAAGCACCTTCAAAGAAGGTTGGAAATTCCAGACGGTCATCCTTCTGCGCTAGAATGGGAGGCATGAAAAAGAGATTAACTTCTGCCAGAACTGCTAACGATCCCGATAGCAGAATCAACAAAGCACTAAGAGCTTGGAATTGCTAACTTATTATTTTGTAGCTTGACGAACCGTCCTGCGCCTATATAATAAATATGCACTTCGCATTAATCCACTATGGACCCCGATTCAAAGTTCTCTGACCTATCGATGGATAGAAAAGAGTGCGAAAAATGTGGTGCTCTCTGGTTAAACGGACAGCACTACTGGTCAGGAACGGGAGCATTGGGAGATCCGCACGACTTGGCAGGTTTGGTTTGCAACAAACTAGGTGATCATAGATGCATAAACCCTTGCAGAGGTTCTGATTCTGGGATAACATGGGCAAAGCGTCTCTCTCAACTCGATAAGGACTTTCCAACCGATGTACCACCTCAACAAGACTGACATTGCTCGCCTGAGAAGGGCAGTTGCTTACTATGCAGATCAGACTGGTTCTGAATATCTCTGGGACCAATATCACGAATTGCTAAATAAGTTGAAGACTTACGAAGAGCAAAACCTTTTACAGGATGAAAGCTGACAATATTTATTTGGGAAACCCTAACCTTAAAAAGGCAAACGTTTCCCAAGAGTTCACACAAGAACAAGTTGAAGAATTTATCAAGTGTTCACAAGACCCCATCCATTTTGCAAGAGAGCACATTAAAATTGTCTCTCTGGATGAAGGTCTTGTGCCTTTTGATATGTACGATTTTCAGGAAGACCTGATTGATAGGTTTCATAATAATCGATTCAACATTGCAAAACTACCAAGACAAACAGGTAAGTCCACTACGGTGGTTTCTTATCTGTTGCATTATGCTATCTTTAACGATAATGTCAGGATTGCAATCCTAGCAAACAAAGCAGAGACTGCGAGAGAACTTCTTTCCAGACTACAACTTTCTTATGAAAATCTACCGACATGGATGCAGCAAGGTATTGTGTCATGGAACAAAGGTAGTCTAGAACTTGAGAATGGATCAAAAATTGTAGCAGCATCTACCTCATCCAGTGCAGTCCGAGGTAATTCATTTAATATTATTTTCTTGGACGAATTCGCGTTCATCCCAAACAATATTGCAGAGCAGTTCTTCTCGTCGGTGTATCCTACCATTTCGTCTGGTAAAAACACCAAGGTGATTATCATTTCCACGCCAAATGGAATGAACATGTTTTATAAACTTTGGCATGATGCTGAGAGAAAGAAGAATAGTTATATTCCTACTGAGGTTCATTGGTCGGCAGTTCCTGGTAGAGATGCAAAATGGAAAGAACAAACTATTGCTAACACGTCTCAAAGACAGTTTACGCAAGAATTTGAATGTGAGTTCTTGGGTTCGGTTGATACTCTAATCAACCCAGCAAAGTTAAGAAACCTTGTGTATGAAGATCCTATCGCATCTAACGCTGGACTTGATGTCTACGAAAGAGCAGAGAAGGATCACCAGTATATCATGTGTGTGGATACATCGCGAGGGACCAGTCAAGATTATTCAGCATTTGTTGTAATGGATATTAGTCAGTTGCCATATCGACTGGTTGCAAAATATAGGAACAATGACATCAAACCCATTCTGCTTCCTAACATCATACACGATGTGGCAAGGAATTACAATGGTGCTTACATACTTATTGAGGTTAATGACATTGGTGCTCAGGTTGCAGATATTCTACAGTATGACTTGGAATATGAAAACCTTCTGATGTGTTCCATGCGTGGACGTGCTGGGCAGATTGTTGGATCTGGATTCAGTGGTAAGAAGGCATCTCTTGGTGTGAGAATGACTTCTACTGTTAAGAAGGTTGGGTGCTCTAACCTCAAGGCATTGATTGAGGAAGATAAATTAATTATAAAAGACTATGACATTATTAGTGAGTTAACCACCTTTATCCAAAAGGGCAACTCGTTTGAAGCAGAAGAAGGTTGTAATGACGACCTTGCTATGTCTTTGGTTATCTTTTCTTGGTTGGCAATGCAACCATACTTTAGAGAGATGACTGATAGTGATGTCAGAGCAAGAATTTTTGAAGATCAAAGGGAAGCAATTGAAGCAGACATGGCACCCTTTGGATTTATTAGTGATGGATTTGAAGATGAATCATTTGTGGATGGTGATGGAGATAGGTGGCACGTTGATGAATATGGTGATAGGTCATTTATGTGGGACTATGGTTGATGGACTTAGATTCACAGATTAGTTTAGATAATTTATTATTCGTTGAAAGGAGATGTAGGTCTTGCGGCGAGCATAAAAATTTGCTTGAAGATTTCTACATTATGAGAAGATCTAAACCTTCTTTAGCATCATCATACGCTTATGAATGTAAAGAGTGTACAATAAAACGAATCACTGATAAACGGTCAAAACCCTAGTGTTCATGCATTGTTCATGCATAAATATTACTTCTGAAGAACGATTTTTTATAAATATTTCTAGCAATACGCCTATGATTTTCAGGAGAACAAGACATGGCATTAAGTCAATACTCCCCAGGGGTACTAGTAAGAGAAATTGATCGCAGCACAGGATCAACTCAGGCGATTCCCGCATATGCTGCAGTCGCAGGTCCCTTCTCACAAGGTCCTGTAAGTGAAGTTCGTGTAATCAGTTCCGAGAGACAACTTGAGTCTGTCTTCGGTGCTCCTAACAACTCAAACTTTGAATACTGGTTCTCTGCGGCACAGTACCTTCTATATGGTGGTACAGTTAAGGTTATTAGAACCGATTCAACCACTCTCAAGAACTCAGTTTCTAACGGCACTGCTGTTAAGATCAAAAACTCAGATGACTACGAGAACAACTTCGAGTCTGGTTCAAACACTTGGAATTGGGCAGGTAAGACTCCTGGCACCCTTCTAAATGGCGTTAGAATCTATGCTACCGACGCAGGTCCTGACCAACTAGCAGTTCTTCCTGCACCTTCTTCAGGTAATGAGTGGGAATTCGTTGCTGACGAGGCAGTCACTGCAGCATCTGGTGCTGCTGGTAAAGTTTACTCCTATAGAGTAAAACTAAAACTAACCTCTGTTGTTGGTACTTTCGTTCCTGGTGCTGCTACTGTTGATTCACAAGCAGCAACAGTTCTTGGTTGGGATGCTACCAAATCTATCCTCGATGTTTCTTTTGACACTGGATACACTGGTATCGCTGCTGCAGCTGATGCAGTTGCTCAGGCATCTTCTGGTGCATCTGGTACAATCGCAACTGGCGGTATCACTAGAGAACTAAGAATCCTTCTCGACAAAGGTTCAATTGAGTTTGCTGCTTCAGATTCTCTGACTGATACCAACTCTAACGCAGTTGCTATTGACTCAGAATCAAATGAGTATCAAACCAGAGAAGTTTACACTGGTCTTAAGTGGGTCAGCGTTGCTCCCCGTCCTGGCACTTCACAGTTTGGTCTTTCTAAGGGTGCATTCAGAGATGAACTTCACCTCCTAGTTGTTGACACCGAAGGTAAGATCACTGGCACTCCTGGTACTATCCTTGAGAGACACATCGGTCTTTCCAAGGCAACCGATGCTAAGACCACCAACGGCGAAGTTAACCATATCGTTAACTCACTCAAGTTCGGTTCAAACTATATCTATGCTGGTGATCTAGATGACACCAACGTAATGGCAGCAACCGCAACTGCTTCTGATGGCAATTGGGGTGTTGTAGCAGCGAATAAGAACTTCAACGTTATTCGTGCTGGTAGCGGCATGACCGATGGTGTTACCGATCCTGTTAGCGGTACTTACCTTGTAGGTTCTAAGAATGGTCCTACCATGCAGTACATCCTTGGTGGTGAATCTGCAACCGCTGGTGTTGACAACTACGCACCTACAACTGGTGAGTATACTTCGGCAATCAATCTAATCTCAGACCCAGAGACTCAGGATGTTGATTTCATCCTTCCTGGTCCTATGGGTGCAAACACAACTGATGCACTTGCTAAGGCAAATGCAATCATCACCATCCTTGAGACAAGAAAAGATTGCATGTCATTCTTCTCGCCTCTCAGAAACGACATCATCGGTGTCGAAGATTCTGACGTGATCACTGAGAATTTGGTTAAGTATTTCCGTAAGATTCCTTCAACATCTTATGCAGCACTAGATTCTGGTTATAAGTATATTTACGACCGTTATAATGACGTTTATCGTTATATCCCTTGCTCTGCTGACATGGCAGGTCTCTGCCTATCAACTTCTGTTGAAGAAGCAGATTGGTATTCCCCCGCTGGTCTCCAGAGAGGCGTACTAAGAAATGCTATCAAACTAGCATACTCGCCTAACAAGGCACAGAGAGATCAACTTTATGTTGAGAGAGTCAACCCCATCGTTGCATTCCCTGGTTCTGGCATCGTCCTATTCGGTGATAAGACCGCTCTCGGTTATGCTTCAGCGTTCGATAGAATTAACGTTCGTCGTTTGTTCCTCCTTTGTGAGAGAATTATTTCACAGACTGCTAAGTCCCTACTCTTTGAATTTAATGATTCAACCTCTAGAGCAAACTTCACCAACGCTGTAGAACCATTCCTCAGAAACATCCAGGCAAGAAGAGGCGTTCAAGACTTCCTTGTTAAGTGTGATTCCGAGAACAACTCTGATGATTCGGTAGATAGAGGCGAACTCTATGCTGAAATTTATATCAAACCAACTCGTACTATCAACTACATCACCCTAACGTT